CCACTTGTCGGGACATTAGATCCTGACGTTGTAAACAATTCACCTTATTTCTTTTGTTAAATGCATCACTCACTATTTGACTCATTCTTTGCACCTCCCACAATTATTGTAGTTTCTGAAGAGAGGCTACAAGCTGCTGAAAGGCAGCAAAAAGAAAAGCAACTCAAGAGTATTGACTCTCGTATTGAGGAGCTAAAGGAGTACAGAGAAAACTTACACAAAGAAATCGCAGCACTACCATCCGCTAAATGAACACACACGTCACCAAAGAACCCGTACTACTCGAAGGCTTTCAAGCAGTCCTTAAACCAGGAGACTGGGGTTATAAGCTATCAGTCCTTATGGAAGAGGCTGTAGTTAAAGACTTAGAAGAAGAGCGTGAGAGTGCCCTAGAATGGGCTAGAAGCAAGGCGAAAAACCCTAAGAGGGTTACGGTAAAGCCTGAGCCTTGGGAAGAGGTAGATAACCAACCTGGTATGTATCAGGTAAGATTCAGTTGGAAAGATAACGACAAGCATTTTCCTGTTGTTGTTGACACTGAAGGTACTGCTATTACAGATAAGAACACTCCTATCTACAGTGGTAGTAAGGTTAAACTAGCTTTCTTCCAGAAACCTTATGTCCTACCTACAGGAGATATCGGTACATCACTTAAGTTAAAAGCTATCCAAGTTGTTAGTCTTAACACTGGAGCTGGTGTAGTTGATGACGGGGATATGTCAGCTGAAGAGGCAGTAGAATTATTTGGAACCTCGAAAGGATTCAAAATTGCTGAACCTAATATTGCTGATGGGACTCCCTGTTCTGAACCAGTAGATGAGGACTTTTAATGAGAAGCGGCCTTGAGACACAGGTTGCTGATCTATTAACTGAATTGAAAGTTGATTGGGAGTATGAATCTAATTGGTACCCTTACGTTATAGAACATAAATATATACCTGACTTTAAAGTTGGGGATGTATACCTAGAATGTAAGGGTTATTTTTCTGCGGCTGATCGCCGTAAGATGAAAGCAGTTAAGAAAGATAATCCTAATTTAGATATACGGTTTATATTCCAAGCACCCTTTAACAAATTATCCAAAAGATCGAAGACCACTTATGCCACTTGGGCTGAGAAAAACGGTTTCAGGTGGTGTGCCTACTATGCAATCCCTACAAGCTGGCTTAAAGCATGAAGAATCGGAGTTCCTCTACCACCTACCATGTGCTTCATGTGGCTCGTCCGATGCTAATAGCATGTACGATGACGGCCACACTTATTGCTTCAGTTGCAATGCTCGCACGTCTGGAGAAGGAGAACCACCATCATCGTCCCCGCCCGTCACTACTAAAACTGGTACGGTAATAAAGGGACACCCTGTTAAATTAAAAAGACGGGGACTTAATGAAGAAGTATGCCGTAAATTCCGTATCCATAAAGATGGAGATGTACTACGCTTTCATTATTATGATAAGCAAGGACATTTGGTAGCGGCTAAAGTTAAAACAAAGGGTAAAGACTTTTATTGGGACGGCAAAAATGTCGATCACCAATTCTTTGGTCAACAACTCTTTCCTGATACAGGTACTAGGCTAACCCTGTATGAAGGTGAACTAGATGCAGCATCAGGGTATGCTGCTATGCCTACATGGCCTCATATGTCTGTACCTAATGGTGCAGCTGGGGCTAAAAAAGACCTACAAAAAGTATTAGAACTAACTCAAGGTTATGATGAAGTTGTTTTCTTTTTTGACAATGATGAAGCAGGCAAGCATGCGGCTGCTGAATGTGCCGCATTATTACCTCCAGGAAAGGCGAAGATCGCTCGCATGGAGAAATATAAAGATGCCTCTGAAGCCTTACAACAAGGAGACACAGAAGCAATTAGAAAAGCTATCTGGGACGCACGAACGTACCGCCCTGATGGAATTGTTGATGCTAAATCGTTACTTGAATTAGTCACAAAACCAGAACCACCATGTGCTTATGACTATCCTTTCACAGGACTCAATCAGAAATTACACGGGATCAGGTATGGGACACTTACAGCAATTACTGCTGGCACTGGCTCAGGAAAAACCTCATTCTGTCGTCAACTTGCAGCTGACCTCTTGCAAAAGGGGGAACGGGTTGGGGTTGTGGAACTTGAAGCAAGTAACAGAAACACCGCCCTCGGATTAATGTCTACAGCAGTAGGGAAACCTCTGCATTTAGGAGAACATGACCAAAAAGAACTCGAAACAGATTTTCGTGATACCATTGATAATTGGCATCTTTACCTTTTTGATGGCTTTGGTTCTTTTGACCCAGACGTTATTTACAATAGGATCGAATACCTTGCCAGTGGATTGGAGTGTCGTGTTGTATTCCTAGATCACCTCAGTATATTATTGAGTGGATTAGATGGTGATGAACGACGCATGATTGACTCCACTATGACGAAATTAAGGTCATTAGTTGAACGAACTGGTATTGCATTGTTTCTAGTATCACACCTTAGAAGGACAAGTAATGACAAGCACTCACACGAGGAAGGAGGACGAGTATCACTCTCAAGTCTCAGGGGATCTCATTCAATTGCTCAGATTAGCGATACGGTTATTGCCCTCGAACGAGATCAACAGACCGACTCTGATCGAAGCTCTACGATTGTTAGAGTCCTTAAAAATAGATATTCTGGCGAGACTGGCATAGCATGTAACATTGGTTACAATTTATCCACCTGTCGATTTACTGAAAATGAAATTACGACCGATTTCGACCCACAAACAGACTTTTAATCTTAACAGACCTAATCCACCATCACAAGCTGCCATTAAAAAGGCTAAGTTTGTTGATAAAACCTACAAATGGACACCAAAGAACAGATCAACCTAGCATTTGATACAGAAACAGATGGAATTGATTCCACAAGGATTCACTGTATGGTTATCCAAGATTTGGACACTGGACAAGTCAATGCCTACAATGATGAAAAGTACGCTGATGATCCTAAAACCCTACCAATGGCTTCTAATTATTCTATTACCACTGGTATTAGTACGTTAGAGGTAGCAAATAATATAGTTTCTCATAATGGTATAGCTTATGATGTACCACAAATTAAGAAACATTACCCTTATTTTAAAGGTAAAGCTAACCATTGGGACACATTGATACTCAGTCGTTTTTATTATCCTAACTTATTAGATATTGATCTAAGACGTAAATGGCCTTATATGCCAGCTCGTTTATATGGGTCACATAGTCTCAAAGCTTATGGATATAGACTCAAGTGTTTTAAGGATGAATTCGGAGAGACCACCGATTGGAAAAACTGGTCACAAGACATGCAGGATTACTGCATACAAGACGTTGCTATTCTAGCTAAACTATGGAAGCATTTCCACAAATTCCTGAACCCGTCATCTTAGAGCATGAGATTGCCGAATTAATGGCAACTCAAAAGACCATAGGATGGCCCTTTAATGTGCGAAAAGCACAAGAGCTAGAGAACACACTATTAAACCGCTTAGAGAGCCTTAGAGAGGCCGCTGAGAGTATTTGTAGTTATGTACCTGGCAATAAATTTACCCCTCGCAGGGATAATAAAACACAAGGCTATGTAAAAGGCTGCGAAATGCAACGCCTAAAGGATTTTAATCCTAGTA